TTTCAAATTCTTGTACAGCGTGGGCCACCATTTCCAGAACGCTGTCACGTAGGGATTGTCCTCCCTGTTGGGTATGGGACGCCTCCTGCCCTGGAAGTGCTCTGGTGCATTGTGGGGAGGAGATGTGGGATATTGGCCATACCTGTCAATCTCCTTGCCCCACGTTGTTGAGAACTGTGGAGAACAATAACTGCACTTGAAATTACAAGCGTTGTTGAAGTTTACCTCCACGTACCTCGGTGTCCAACTTGTCGTCATTGGATTCTTTCTAATCTGCTCAAAGTCCTGCATGGCCCATGGTTCACCTGATCGATAGTGTCGGTCCGACATCTCACCGGTGTCCTCCATTTTCCAGCAGTAGGAACATCCATCTGGACGTTCGCCTTGTAGCATTTTAAATCTTTGATCTAGTTTTTCAACTGTGTTGTGAAGTGCCGCTGGATTCTTTTCCAGTTGCCTTGCGTCTATGTTGTGCAATGGTGGGTGGTAGCACGAATTGGTCATGCCTGTGGGCAGGTGCAGTGACGTTTGGTTCCACTTCGCCAGGCACATTGTGGGAGAAACTGTCTGCAGTTTTTCCTTGGCCTTTAATGCATCTGCCTTGTAATTACTTGTACTCACGATCTTGAACTCCTTTGTTCTTGTGCGGTGGATAGATGTACTTGATGAACCTGCTTTGATATTCGTCCAGATCTGCCACTGGCAAGTCGATCCTCTGTCGTATGCTCTCACCATAAATTTTAAGGTCCTCATCTATGCTGTCTGGCCGTACTGCGTGTTCATAGAAGTCCGCCATCTTGTCAAGGTCCCTTATCTGTATCCATTCGTTTGTGTCCACTGTTGTAGAGTAACAACCCATCCTTGCACCCAACATGGCGTACTTGCCATTATCAATGTCTGCACCCACGGTCATCCATGTGCTTAAAATTCTTAAATTTGGTCCCCAAATAGTTTTCATGAAAATTTCCGGCTCAATGTGTTCTCCTTGATTGAGACTCATTTTGACACCCTCTCTGTATCCTGCTATCCAGGCCTGGAAAGGTTCACTGTGTATGACACTTGTTGAATAACAGTTGTGCAGGTTTTCATGTTTCACAGTCCAACAGAAGTCTATCTCTGCTTTCTTGTCTTTTGCGTTTTCATGTGTGTGCATTTTTAGACATGTTTCCTTGTCCCATCCAACCAAACCACCATTGCCGTATACAAGACCATTTATGCTGTTTTTTGCTCTCCACCTGTGTACTGCTTTCCTGTCGGTTTTTTCAAAGTCTAATGTCTGTAAAAGAAACGTTTCATCAATTATGTTGTCGCCATCCACACTTATAAAGAAATCCGTTTCTGCTTTCTCCGCCGCGGCCTTGTGTGCAGAGTCAAATCCTTTTACACCATCAACACGTTTTGCCCATGGCACTTTGTTCTTTAAGTCCGCCCAGTTCTCTTCCTTGTTTGGCTCCATGTAACTGATGTAGACAAAGTCTAGGTCGCTTACTTTGATTCTGTCTGCCATGTGTATCCTTTCTCAGTAATTTTTTCTGCCCAAAATGGGTCTCCATCATAGAAATGCAGTCCTGTTTTGTCCTGCTTTAAAATTTTTGATTTAATTTTTGAATTTGGTTTAGGTTTCCGCACAATCTTGCCTTCGTGCAACATAAATGCGTCTTCGCCATGCTTCCTTACTTCCAGGGACATCTGTAGATCTACTTCTATGACCTCGCCCTGTATTCTTACAGTGAACTTTTTCTCTTTACTAATAGGAAAATTATTAATTGCTTTTAAAAGTTCGTTCATCCAGTTCTCCAATTAACTCTTTATTATGATAATGCACAATCCTTTGTTGCCTGTATCCACCCATGTATAGACTATTTTTTACCTTTATCGGATACAAGTATTCGTCGTTTTCAAATTTATTGCCAACATTGTTGATATGTTGTTTGTTGTGCATGAATTTGAACCATTCAAAATCGACCTTGCGTTGCTGTAATGGATCTTGTATCTTGTTTGCCAACGCATACACTACATCTGTGGTTGGCTGTTGGTCATGGCAGTTTACGAGCACTTGCTTTTTGACTGTGTCCCAATTTTTTGTAATTGTTTCGCATATGTCAAAGAAATGTTTTGCCTGTACACTCTTTCTGAAATAATGCAGTCCGTTGTACACATCCGGTAATTGATTTCTCGCAAATAATTTCCGGTAGTGGCTGTTTGTCACAAGTTTATCAGAATAATTGCGACAATGATAGGAGAATACCTGATCGTGTTGCCATAGCAGATTCCACCACCAGTCGGTATTTGCGGTGAATAACATGTCTGCCTCCAACTTGATTGTGTGTGTAAATGGAGTCAATCTAAAAACTTTGTATTCATTATTCAGTTTCCATTCCTGTCCTGCACTATCATCATCTTTCAACACATGAACAAAATCAAACACTTCATGTTCTAATGGTTTATCTGTGATTACACAAACTTTGTTGTGCCTATTAAACTGTTTTATGCTTTTGGCTAATTTTTTGCTTAATTCTACGTAGTCTGTTTTTGAATTATTCAAAGCGAACCAAACATATCCCCTATCCATTACACCACTCCTTGTCCATTACATGCACATCCTGTCCTGATGTGAAATTCACATTGTTTCCGCATTTGAAAATTAATCCGTCATTGTCACTGTCCAATACATCCACAGTGTCGGCTAACATGCACATCGCTGTTGGTATTCTGTTTCCCAAGTTTAACTGATGCAGTGCGATAGCAAAAGCAAAATCATTTCTGTAGGCACTGTACATTATCCTATAAAGATTTCTATAGTGCGGATAAAATTCCTGCACGTGTTTGATCATGTCAAAAATCATCTTGGCATTTGCTGTTTTACGGAATAGGGTCACTGTCGCCCATACAAGCGGAAGTGTTGACTCATTACTGGCCTCTATCATGTCTTTGCCAGATAGGTCATGGACTTTGTCATGCAATAGCATATCAAACTTTGTGTTTACTAGTTCCAAAAGGGTTGATGAAAAAACAAAATAATCACAATCCATCAAGATTGTGGTGTCGTATGGTGAGTGCTCGTAAGCCATTGCACGTTCCTTGTTGTACCATGCAACATTTTTTCCTCGATATGCCCTGGTATTGGTTGTGCTATTATCAACAAGCACATAATTTATCATGCCCATGGGCTGGAAATTTTTGAAAGTTTCTAAATTTGTGACTATTGTTATTTCTAATTTAAGATAATGTTTAATTTGCGCCACACACCTCTCCGCCAGTTTGTGATAATTGAATTCGGGCGTGTCAAAACAGTACAGTAATACACCTGTTGACATTATTTTCTCTTCTGTGCGAGATCTTTGTGTAACTGATGATATGAATTTAAGGTTTCTTGATTTCTTTCTATAAGTTTTTCTAAGAAATCATCTGGATCCTGCACATGGCAAGGATTATCATTCACGTCTAACACGTAGAACTCATGTTTGTGTTGTTTAAGTGTGCTAATCAGACTTATGGTGTCAGCATCCGCCGTAAACAGTCTTTCGTTGTAGGCCATGATTTGTCGAGAACGCATTTTTTCCAAAGCGTTCTTTTTAGCCTGTGCGACTTCGAAATTTAGATCCGAGTGTTTCTTAATATTGCCAATATCCATAACTGAATTATACAGTTAATTATTGGGAAAATCAACACCTTAAGTTTTTTTTGAGTCACGGATACCATATGCTAAAAACACACCACGTGCCTTTTTACCTGTGTACACAAGGCTGTGTACAAATCTATGGTTATTGATAAAAATAGGTTTGCTAACGTCTAGCAATCCAACATTTTTTAATTTAAATTTAATCTTATCTGCGTCTCCAGACAACACAAAGTATAACTGGCTTGGTCCATCTATGATATGCCTAGCGTCCTCGTAGGTAAAATCGTCCCTATGCACAGGTATTACAGACCCAGGTTGTAATTCTACGTATTGCATTTGTAGTACGTCCGTGAAACCAAACTCTTTCATTGATTGTCGCAATTTGCTGTTTTTTATTTTGTCTAAAGTAATTGTTGGTAGCACAGGCTTTTGCTGGAGTGACTTGCATTTTCCCTGTCCATAAAACTTTGTGTCCTCAAACTTAAGATCCTCATCCAGGTCCAAATCTTGGTCTACTTCGTGGCCCTGGTGTGGTACATATGGCAAATTATTGTAGTCGGACCTGGCATACCAATTTGGTCCCTCACCTTTTGCAAAAAATTGCTTAACGTGTGTTGGAATAAAATCACCATGCACTGCTTCGTTCCAACTTTCTGTCAAAAGATATTTCTTTTGAAGATTTTTAAAAATTAAAAGGTCGTCTTGTGCTATGCACTTGCTGATCCTAGAAAAATATTCGCCTAAATTGCCGTGTAACCAAATTTCATAGCCTAGATCGGTGTTACTTCCTGCGTTCAATCTATGTTGGATCGATTCACCTCCTACTGTTATGTCACTTATATTTTGTCTAGCACAAGGAATAACAAGTTTGTACCAATCGTCATCGATTTCAAGAGGAGAAAAGTTCGTCCACGCCAAGCGTTCCTTCTTGTCTAGGCTCAACACAGTGACGAACTCTATGGGTTCTTTGGTTGTAATGATGACATGCATGTGCAATATTTAATTGCAACAAAAGATGGTGTGAAATTATTATGCTGTTGTGTTACTAGTCTCTGCACTTCCTGAAAGTGTGTATACAGGATCTAAACCTTCGTCTGTGTTAGGTAAGATAAGTTTAGTTGCGAAGTCTGTTGTGCCAATGAAGTTTGCGTTTACATCAATACTTGACAAGTTACTTGATTGGAATGCGTCGTCACCAGAGTCTGCGTCAGTCAACGTCATTTTGACAGTTACGTTAACTGTTGAACCCTGCGTTGCGTTTCCTTTTAACTCACCTTTTAGGGTCATTGATGTGTATGTTCCTGAGCTCTGTGTCAATAAGAACACTGTCTGGTATGATGTTGTTACATCTTGGAATCCAATTGCGAAACCGTCTGTTGTAAGTGTCTCACCAGAACCTGATCTAGTTGATGCCAATGATGCTATGTCAAAGTTACCCATGGCACTGATAAGTTCGTCAACTGAAGCATCTTTATCTGTTGCTGACGATCCACCATTAGCAACCCTTGTTAAGTTTACTCTAATTTTTCCACCTGCGTTGAAAAAGAATCTCATGTTGTTTGCGTTTGCAAAAGTAACTGTGTGTTCAACTGTGTGTGATCCGTTGTATCTTGTTCCTGACTGTGAACTTTGCAGTTCAGATCCAACTGTCAGTGCTGTTGCAGATGTGCTACCTGCCGCTACCGCTGTTGCCAAAGTTGCTAAATCAGTTGCCACAGCCGCCTTGATCGCGATTGTGTCACCAGCCGCAACCTGTGTTCTTGCTGTTACCGATGCGTTTGTGTGATTTGCTATGTTGTCAATTGCAGTTAGTAATGAATTCCATTGTGCCGCAGTAACAGTAGTTCCGCCAGTGGCAGAGTTTCCTGAAACCAGTCCCAATTCCGTCTGGCCCAGTCCGTAAACTGTCGCACCTGTTCCCATAATGTGGTTTATACCAAAAGGTGATGTCGAACTACCTACAAAAAGGTTGTACTCGTCATCTAAAATTGTATCTCCTGCCTGATATGCCATAATACTATTTAACTCCTATTACGCACTCTGTAAGTGCTGTTTCTTCATTATATTTATCTTTAATTAGCCGGCCTAGGGTGTTAAATGTGGTTGCTTCGGCCTGTCCTGCCACACGTGCCTCGCCATTTCCAGCAGATACCAAACGATCTCCTGCTTGGCCTTTGCCCTTGACCTTGACATTGACACGTCCTTTCAATGCTATCGCTGGATGAGTGTCGTCGTTTCCTGCTTCTGCATTCATTAAATATGCTGGTCTCTCTGATACAACTCCAAAAACTTTGTCACAACTGTCATTTAGGCATTTTGTTATCTCTTCTGATCCACCTAACATTACTACATCACCCACCTGCACTGGTGTGTCTGTGGCATATCTTTCAGCCAAATCAGCGTACTGGGCCGATGTTGCCACTGCGTGTACCACATTAGCTCTTATGTCCACAAGTGTTGCGGCTGATAGCTCATCATCTCCGCCGCCTGATTTGAATGCTGTCCAGGCACCGCCTGCGTTTCCATGAATTGTTGTGCCGTCATCCGCGAACGTTTCGTCCCATACCCAGAATAGATCTTGTTCTGTGGCTGTAGAAGTTTCGCCTCTGTTTACTTTTAGTCCAGAATAGTTAGGCATACCACTGTTTGATGATATGTTTCTGTTTAATTCAATAATATTGTCCTCTATCGAAAGAGTGGTAGTATTAAAAATTGTTTGTGTTCCTTTGACTTCAAGATTTCCCAATACAGTCAAGTCTTGTATTGCGCCATCACCAAACACTATCTGTCCAGCAGAGCCATCCATTGTCATTAAAGTTTTTGTTGATCCACCATCATTTACAGTGAAAATAATATCTTTATCCTGTGTTGTCTGTGCAATCGTTAGATTATCTGAACTTAGAGTCATAGTGATGTCAGAACCTGCACCTAAAGTAAGTCCACTGTCGTTTAATATTCCTAAAGTGCCTGATGTCGTGTCGTTTGCATTTGCTCTAAGATAATTCGCCGCCGCAACTCCGCCAAGCGAGTCTGAGTCTGTTGCTGTGCCTCTGAATTTTGCAGATGATACACTAGATGAAAGTTGAATACCTTGTGCTACTGTTGAGAAACCTGCTGTTATAAGTGCCGCACCATTAGTTTCTGTAGAACTTGGTGTGAATGCTATGTTTGATACAACGCCAACTACTGCGTCATTGGCTACAAATTTTAAAATGTCTTTGTTTACACCTGTGTTATCTTGTACAGTTTCTGCTACCGCGGTCGTCACACCTGAACCAGCAACAGTAGTAGGCCCAATTAGAGTAAATGAAGACCCGTTGTATGTGTAAAGTTGATTGTTTGCGGTGTCAAACCATAAGTCACCTACCACAGCACCTGTTGGAGCAGTGGTTGTTGTAGTTGGACCACCTGCAGGCTTGAACTTTGAACCATCGTATACGTTCAATATTTTGTTTGTTTGGTCAAACCACAGTTGACCTTGAATTTTATTGTTTGGTGCAGATGTGTTATTGAAATTCTCTAGAAGTTTTACAAGGTTTTCATTTAATTTTTCACCAAAACCCGCATAACCTTTTCCGATCAGTGTAAGATCAGTTGTGGCAGTATCTATCGTGCCGTCCGCAAGGGTGACCAATAAGGTTCCGAATGTGTTGTTTATCTTGTAAGCCATAGATTATTAGTTTGATGCGTTGTCTCTGACTTCAGTCAAGAAACTAACATCTCCCACTAACTTAATCAAGATTGCCGCTAATTCAGGCGTCAACATCTGTTCGATTTTTGCCTGTTCTTCAGCACTCCAAACTGTCTCATTATTTTCGTTAATGTAGTCTGCTACTTCTTCTTTTGTTGCCATGTAAATGTACTCCTTATGCTTATTTATTACGGTTGTCAATCTGCTCATCGTCAGATATCCAAGTCAAATCATCAGAATAGGAACCGTCTAAATCACGCAAAAAAGTCTTTACGTTGCTCTCTGTAAGCATCATATTGTGGTATTTTGTGTATCTTTTGTGCAACGCCTGTTCTTTTGTTGCGGTGTATACCAGTTTGAGTTTTTTAGTTGTGGCTAATTTCATGATACTGTCTATGCAAAGTTTTAGGGATTTATGAACTGTGCGTTGCTCAGCATTCTTATCTGTAACTATCCATTCCATAAATCCAAACTGTGTGCCTTCACCAATGTATAATCCACCTGCACAAACAGGTGTGCCGTCAACCTCAACAATTATGCCGTCTGGTGGCAAACACTCCTTGGGCACAGTGCCGAACTCCCACGCTGTCCACCATTTTACTAGTGTTTCATAATCCTTATCTCTGTCCCACGCTCTATCTTGCATTTTTTTGTATCACAATCCTGTTTACGTTAAAGGCTGATTCGAAGCAGTAACGCACTGCATCTGCTACTTCTGATGCTTTTAACTTTGGTGAATTTTTCCATAGTCCTTTTATCATGTCGGTGTCAACAAGATCCGGACATACATCGTAGACAGACAGTGGCTTGTTTATAAGTTCATCCTGCAACTCTGTTATGTATTCTATCAATTCTTTTTTAATTTCACAATACTGAACGTATTCAAATTTGTCCCATGATTGGAACTCCTTGACATCCTTTCCAACTTCGGTTCCTGACGTGCTTGTTATAACAGCAACTTTCATTTTACTGAAACAATGACTACCATATATCCTTTTGAGCAAATTAAGTTGTGCTCTACCCGAGTGTGCATTGATAACAACAAAATCACAATTAGATATCTGCTCCATAATTTTTTCTTGGTCGCCTACCATGTCATAGCCGTTAGTTCTACTCAATCCAATCACTTCGTATTTCTTATTTTTGAATAGATCCGCTATGGCTTTGCCAATGCCTTTAGTGTGCCCAATTATAGCAATTTTTTTATTTTTGTTTTCTTGATTCATACACGTCTACTAAATTTTCCAACCCTTCAAAACATTTAGAATAATGCTGGTAATATTCTTCAAACTTCTCTTCAGTGTATAGTGATTCCTTGAAAAAGTCAATTAATAATGTTGTTCTTTCGCCTGGATTCTTATTAAATCCATTGTGCAGTTGTTTGTCCGGTTGAAACACGTAAGCCTCTCCTGTTTTCCATGTCATTAGTTCTTGTTTTTTTGTATCAAGATTCAAAACGTACATGCCGCTTTTGTCTCCACCACCATCATCGAGACACATCTGATATCTCCAGCCACCTTCGTTGTCGGTGTGATTTCCAATCTTTGTGTTAGGTCCGACCGTCATTATGGCTACATTTGTTTTATATGGAAATCTTCTCAGTATAGAATAAAGTATTGGATAGTCATTGAATGACTGCCCTTCGTGATCGCCCGATTGTATGCCCAGTGCCTTCCATTGTCCATGGACATAATCGCCACTTTTGTCATCAAAGTCATCAGGCAGTCCTCTTACACTGTCGGAAAAATCTTCAGGATCTAGGAAAGTCTTGTTAGGTTGTGTATCGAATTCGTATTTTATGCTTTGCCAGTGTTTGTCTAACTGCCTAAAACATTCGCCTTGCTTTCCGTGGTAAAAAGATTTATCAAGCATTCAGTATATTAACATTTTTATCATGTATCTGTCTATCATGATCCTGCCAATTACTAAAAATTTCTTCGCCGTGATTGATTAATTCCTGTTGTTCACTTAATTCGAAGTAGTCAGTGAACTCTGTGCCATTAATAATTATTCTTCTGTTTTCATTACCAAAGACATAAACAATTACTTCGTCATCACCTAATGAAACTCCTAGTCTGCTGTCCTCGACCCTTACCCAGGCACCGTCTTCTTTGACCATGTGTGTTCCAGATACTTGTATTCCATTGTAGTCATATAAGTTATCTATCAAGAACTTACCTGTTGCAAACACTTTGCCGCCAACCGAAACTGTGTCACCAATGTCAACTTGTTCTACCGGTTTCAATGAACCATCCGCCATTGATATCATAGTGCCTGCTATAAAACAACCACCGCCACCTGAACCACCAGATCCTGAACTGCTGTTTCCGTTTGAATTTCCAAATCCTGCAGAAGTAGAAGTAAATGTGATACCTGCGTTGAACAGTGGCTTCCAGGCTCCTGATATTTTCACATAACCTGCAGTGACACTCTTCCATGCACCTGAAACTTTGGTGAAAATATTTGTGATGTCTGTCCATGTACCACTTATCTTTGTGCTGGCCTGTACGCCTACTGTGAACACTAGCACCGCTAGTCCGTTTCCGCCTACTCCTCCAGATGCTGTTCCACCAACTGCTACACCCGAATCATAATACTGCACACCACCAATTTCCAATGTTACTACACCCGGTGTCGTGCCTGAACCGTCACTTGAAGATCCACTGGATGGCACGAGATTTGATCCTGAGAACCCACCTGTACCTCCGTTGTCTCCGGAACCACCGTTTCCTGACTTACCGCCATCGGCTCCTCCACCACCGGCACCGCCACCACCACCGTCTCCGGAGTGATCCTTGCCGTCCTCTCCCAGTGTACCTGGAGTTGCTGTTGTGGCCGAATTAGAATTTATACCTGATGTACCGTTAGAACTTTTTCCTGCACCTGCACCACTGCCACCACCTCCTGCGACCGCAACTGCTGAACCGCCTACGAATAGTGTCGTGGCTCCGCCTGCACCGCCACCTGAACCTGAATATGGTGTTGGGCCAGCGTTACCGCCTTCACCACCTGAAAAATCTGTTTTGCCTTTTCCATTTCCACCACCAGGTGCGCCACCTCCCGAAGTACCACCCGCACCACCTCCGCCGACTGCTACCTCGAGGGTGTCGCCAACATTAGATGATAATGAATAACTTGTTTTTGATACGTAATGTCCTGCGGCACCATTACCTCCAGGTCCGCCTGCGTCAGAACCACCGGCACCACCTGCACCTCCCCATAGGTACATGTCAACTGACGTAGTTCCTGCGGGTATAGATACCTGTTGTAGTGTTCCTGAATATTGGAATTTTTTAATTACTGTAGGCATGGTTATGCCTCATACTTGAACCAGAAGTCACCATCGCTTCCGCCACTTGGATCAGATGTTGAAACTGTTTTTGCCGAACCGCCCCATAGGTCACCAAATGTTACTATTGCACCAATTGATGCAACGTTCTTGTTTGTAGTGTCTCCCTCTGTGATTGATCCAACTGCGTTGAGTGTCATTGAATCCAGTGTTAATCCACCTGCTGATGATGATTTTAAAGTAGTTGAATGGTTGGCCGCCCCGTCGTCTGTTGTGTCAGCCGCTCTAATAATTTGTGAATATGACTGATTTTCACCTGCCGCCCAATAGTTCTCTGACACATCGTAAAATAATCTAGCATCGTCGGTGTCACTTGTTTCAACTATAAGTCCAGCATCTGCTTCTGAGCCACCTGCGTTAACCTTTAAGAAAGTGTCTGAGTGCTGTACTATTTCTGATGATGTATAGTTGTATGCCCCACTAACGTTCAAGTTACCTGTGATTGTTAGATCACCTGTCATATCTATGCCACCGTCGGCACCTGTCAATGTCAAAGGAGTTTTTGTCACTCCGCCGTCATTTACTGTGAATTTTAAATCTTTGTCCTGTGATGTTTGTGCAACTGTCACGTCGTTGCTTGACACTGTTACTGTAAGTTCTTGCGAATCACCTAAAAGCAACCCTGCATCTGTATCAATTGTCAATGCACCTGTTGTTGTGTCCGCGGCATCTGACCTTAAAAAGTTTCCACCTGCAATCACTGTGCCGGATGTGTTTGATGTGCCAGACACATCTATGTTTGATGCCTGTGTGTTTGTTCCTTCGAACACTGCTCCCAGTGTTGAGTTAAGTGTGAATCCTGCTTTGATTGAAGAAAATCCTGACTGTGTCACAGTTGGCGTAAAAGTTTCTTTCGAAAGTATTGCAACTCTAGTGTTGCCTGCGTACATAGAAGATACAACCTTGTTGCCTCCCGAACTTGCAAGTGTTTCTATCTTCCATCCAGACAATGTCTGTCCCGAAGTGTAAACTGGACCAACTAGTTGGAACGCCGAACCTGTGTAAACATACAACTGATCATCATCCGTGTCGTGCCATAAGTCACCTGCTGATGACGAAGTTGGCTCTGCTGATTGTGATTTTGCTCCACCAGATGGCTTGAAAGCCGAACCGTCATACACTTTCAATTGGTTTGTGTTTGTGTCAAACCATAATTCACCTTTTAGTGGTGACGATGGTGCTGATGTTCCTGATGAGTTTTCAAGTAGTTTTACAAGGTTCTCGTTAAGGCCTTCACCAAATCCTGAAAAGCTCTTACCAAAAAGTTGTACAGATGTTGTATTATCTACTGTACCATCTGTGATTGTAGCAACTACTGATCCGTCTGTTTTGTTAATTGTGTACGCCATTTCTTATATTTATAGTCTTCCTGCTACAATATTAATTGTGCCTATTTCAGTTGAATTATATTCTTCTAGTGCTTTTCCTATCACTGTTCCCATTGAAGGATTTGTGCCTTTTCTAGCCACTCCCGGGTGTTGCGAGTGTGTTACGAGCATATCCCCCTTGCTGATCTGACCAACAACTTTGCAAGGCACTTTGCCCTGTAAAGCAACTGGTTGTCCATCTGACTTTGTGTTCATCAAATATGCTGGTTCACCAGATATTACGCCTGCCACTCTAGGATCTGCACCCATGCTTGAGACTGTTACTTCTTTTTCACCACCAAATATGACCACTGTGCCCACTTCGTAGTCTTTGTCTGTTTCGTATACCTCAGCCAAGTCAGCGTATTGAGCCGATGTTGCTTTGGCATGTACTGTGTTGTAACCTTTTGAAGAAGAACCAATGTCATATGTTGCATCTGCACTAGGTAATATTGTTTGCGTATTCAACGTTCCTGATAATGTTCCACCTGTTAACAACAAGTTAAGACTTGATGCACCTGTTACCGTACCTACAACGTCTCCTGTCAATGGCCCTGTGAATGCTGTTGCATTGATCGTGCCAGATACATCCAATTTTGTTGTTGGAGTGGTTGTGCCGATACCAACACGTGCCACTGAACCGTCCATTGTCATTAGAGTTGTTGTTGTACCACCATCATTGACTTTGAAGGTAATGTCTGTGTCTGAAATTACGTTTGAAAAGATTACGCCTGTTGTATCAACTGTAACGGAAAGGTCGCTGTCCGCACCAACCTGTACACCATCATCATTGACAACACCTAAAGTGCCGGTAGTTGTATCGTTGGCATTGGATCTTAGGAAATTGGCCGCCGCCACGCCTCCTAATGCATCCGAGTCTGTTGCTGTACCTTGAAATTTTGTGTCTGATATTGCAGTTGTAAGTGTTATTCCTTTTTTGATTGTTGCAAATCCTGTTATACTTGTTCTTGGTGTGAACTCGTCTTCCGAAATAATTGCTATTAGATTACCGTCGTTAAACCATTTTGTAATATTCTGGTTGTTGTCTCCAGAATCAAATATCGAATCGTAAACAAAGCCGTTCGTGTTTCCTGTTGAACTTGCTGGACCAACCAAAATACTTGATGTTCCATTGTAAAAGAATAATTGTCCTGTGTCTGAATCTATCCAAAGGTCTCCCTGTGTCAACACATCCGGAGCATTGGATTGATATGGAACGTTACCACCAGATGGAACAAAAGTCGAACCTGTGTACACCTTGAGTCTTCCAGCAGTACTGTCATACCATAACTGTCCCTGTACAGGTTTTGTTGGTGCTGATGTGTTTGCAAAATTTTCCATCAAGTTCAGGAAATTTTCTGCAATCAGTTCTCCGTAACCTGCGTACCCTTTTCCTACAAAACTTAAATCTGTTTCTGTGTTTACTACACCGTCTTGGACCGTGTATGCATTTGGTGATGCTGAACTGTTACTCTTGTTTACAGTGTATGCCATTTATTAGTATCCTGTGTTAGCACCTGACGTAGTTCCACTCACAGTGTTTGAAGTGGTCAATGCAGTTGAACTAGTTTCAGTAAATGTTGTTAATGATTGTATTCTTAAAGTATAATCAATCTGTATCAATCTGTTTAAAGACTTTTGCACTGGATGGAATATCACGTGTGTAAGCAATTTGTTTGTAGAACCGTTTTCAGTGCCTTCCCAACTTTTTAGTCCTAGTTCGTCAAATACGAAATCGCCATTAAAATCTGTTGTGTTGTCAAACGCCGCTTGTCCTGTTGGTTCACCGTAGTCCAAAGTACAAGTGCAAACTATGTCAGTGTATTTGTTACCTGCAGTGTGTCTAATTTCCATTTTGTTTCTTGTTGTGTCTTTGTTGGTTGCAGAATTGTCGTCTATGACTTTGTAAAATGTTTGGTTGTACAATGTGGCCGTTGTACCAGTTGAATTTGGTGTAAGGTATGTGATTATACCTGTTGGATCAACAGTGGTACCACCATTTCCGAATGCCATTTCATGCACAAATCCTGTTGACTTGTTTGCTAGTGAATTAGCCAAAGCCTGTGACATGTTTTCGTAGTGAATAGCGTTTCTTTTGTCAACAATTACCTCTCCTGTTTCTGGGTCAAATATCTTTATATGTCCCGTCATCATTACTCCGGAGTTGTCCTGAGGCTTTTTGTTCTCTTCTTTTGATTCTTGTGGTTTGTTGTCCTGTGTCATCTAGTGTATTTATTCAGGTGCGTTTGTTGGTTCATTAGCAATGAATTTAGCCGGTCCAGAAGTAGATGCTTGTAATCCTTTACCATCTGCAGGATTACCGTCTAATGCTGTGTACCATACCTGTCCTCTCTTATGTAAAATTTTAATCTGTGTGCCATCTGCCGGTGCAGTGCTTAAAGTGACTGCTGTTGTAGATCCATCCACAGAATAGTTAATAGTTGATCCGTCCTCGCTAGTGAGCAACAATCGTTGGCCACCAATGAATATGTCTAACTCACTAGCGGAGGCTGGTGCTTGTGATAGTGAGAACACAACAGTACTGCCATCACCTGTGAAAGTGTTGGTGTATATAGTGTCCGCATAAGGTATAGTTTGAGATCCGCTGGCATCTACCACTAATGTGCCATCGCTATGGTCCTTAATTCCTGTACCAAGTGTTCCACGTCTTAGTTGTCCCAACGTGTTTCCATCCTTGGTGAAATACTCTATTCTTTCTTTGTCTACAAATACAACGCCCGGCATGTTATTTGATGCATTAGGCTCTGGCAACACTGAACCGTCTTTGACTTGCAGTGTCTTAATTGTGTCAGTTAAATCATCAACTAGTTCTGTTGTTGCTGTTTTGCTGATACGTTTGTAAAAAGTTCTGTTTAACATGTCTTTAAATATTCTGAATCCTGTGGCAGTCGCCGCTGATTCTGTTGCAAAATACATTACGTCTAACCTATCTGTTGACGTAATTGTTTTTCCAACAAAAGTTATTGCGTTGCCACTTATCGTGAAGTCGTGTCCTTGTGTCTGCTGATCTCCGTTCAACCAGACGTAAGTGTAAGATCCGTTAAGAGGTTCAAACCTTAACTTGAATACATTGTCAGACTGTCCTTCTTTGACTTCTCTTCTCAGTTTCATTCCAAGAGCGTTGTTGAAAGTTGTTACAGACAACACATCATTTTCACTCAATCGGTATCCAAGTGTAGTACTGTCAGCATCTATTTGTGCCACGTCCAATATAATGTCATTGCCTTCGTTGAAGTATTGATTGTCAGTTAAAGTTGTGATCGCTATAAGATCTGTGCTAGACGCTGGGTCTACCAATTCAATTCTTTCAGGTGATCCTATCAAGTCAGTCGTGATCGTGTTAGTATCTGTGGTCGTTGTTGAAACGTCAGCAGTTTTGTCATAACCACCTAGGTTAACTATGTAGTCTGTGCCTTGCTCTAACAACACTCCGTTTTTATGAACTTGTATTTGCGAAGCACTTGTGATTACTTTGGATGGGTCAATAGTTGAGTCTTCTCCAAGACCCGCTACAGGTTGGAAACTATAAGTGCTTCCATCACCCACGTAGTAACTAACATCAGGCCCTCTTAATACTTTTCCATTAAGTTCAATTATTGTAAGACCCGATAGAGGACCTATCGAACCTGATGGGTAAGTCAAAGTGTATCTGTTGGTCGAACCATCATAGGTTATTTTTTCATTTCGTATGCTGGCAAAACTTCTTGTGCTTGTTGATGATTTATTGAACCCTGCTATCTGAACAAATGCGTCCGCCAACGGTGCCGTTGTAAATGTCACTGTCACGGTGTTTGCAGTAGTGGTTGTAGTAAATGCAGTTGTCGGCACGCCATCAATTGTGATGTACATGTCTGACACAGTTGAATCTAGATTAAACTCTCCCCTAGTTGATGTAGTGAATGCAACTGTGCTTCCATCTCCTGTGTACTGATCCAGCACCCTATAATTCTCTCCGCTAATTGCAAAAACTCTAGTTGCTATCACACTGTTAGTTGCAGGTGCAGTGCTTAAGAATGTAATTGTTTTTCCTGATACGTCAACTGAATAGTCTCCTGCTGTTGAGCCATCTAACGAAACTTTCTGCACTGCGCCGTTTACGGATACCATAACTGAACCTAATGTTCCTGGGTAATCGCCAATGCTGAATGTAAAGGTACTGCCATCACCTCTGTGATTTTTGCTTGATATGAATGGTACTCCTGACTCGGGAGATGTGTAAACTTTAATATCAAGTGTGTCAAAAAGTTGTCCAGGTACTGCTTCTTCAGGAGCGTAACTTGTATCTGTTGATACAAAATCATCACCTTCCAACAATATGTCACTAGGCGCTGTTCCAAGAGCCGAAGTAAACAAACCACCTTTGACAATACTATCTAATGTCCTGTCATCGGTTGGAGTCAATACTCCGTCATCATCGAATGGTATAAATTCTACCAATGCACCTGTGTCTGGAATTGTTGATAGAGTAAATGATGTAGTTGAACCATCACCTCTGAATATGTCATTTAATTTTTTCCTTGTGCTGTCTCCGGACGTTACGTATACTTGATACACATCGCTCACTGCTGGGGCCGGAGTGATTACGAAAGTTGCGGTAGCACCAGTGGCACTGAATGATTGAACTCTTGACTTGCCATACGTGTCCCAAGGGAAATCATACCAACCTTCTTTGTCCCATCCTTGCCCTTGAGAGAACAGTAGACCAGTGACCATTGTTCCGCCATAGTCGACCCCGGACATAACTTGTGATAATTCATTGCCTGGCATGCCTGACGCAGGAGTGTAAAAGCCTTTTGTCCTGTCTGCCGCCGACAATCCTGTTTCGTCTCCGTAAACTTTATATAGGTCGCCTGTGCTTTCATTGAAATCAGTTGTTGATGTAAATGCACTTGTTGCCTTGTATAATTCATTCTTGTATCTGATTAGTTGTCCATATGCATAACTTGTTGAAGCCGTCCAATCCACAACACTTGATGTGCTTGATATCCTATCAAATTTGACTGTGGTAACTATATCTCTTACAAGATCATTGTTTAAATTTGCGTAAGCAATAGCAGTGTCTGACGGCGTTGACCCATCATCAAGTCCACCTGTCAACACCACCTTTGGTGTAGTTGTGTAACTGGAACCAATGCCTGTGACTGTTATTTTTGTCACTGCCCCATCGATCACAGTTGCAGTTGCCGTTGCCGCCGTGGTGTCTGGTGTGGTATACATCTTAAACGCACCAGATTGTGTTGTCTGTGCCGTGATGCTTGTACCTGCAGGTCCATAAAACGTTACAGCATGTGTATCAAAATTGAAAGTATTTGTTGTTCCGGACCCGCCGTTTTGTGTGTCATATATTTCGGCCTGTTTAGGATCTGAAAATAAAGGATAAAAATATCCATAAGTTCCGTTGGTTGTACCACTCGAACTGGTTCCAAGTATCTGGAAAGGTCCTGTAGATGCAACCGTACCGCCAACTAGTGTGACAGTAGGAGTTTTTGTGTAACCTGATCCGCCTTTGCTTACAGTAATTGATGACACGTGTTTTTTGTGATAGTCGTTCCACATCTGCCAAGGGTATTCTGTCAACTTGGCTGTGTCCTTAGACACGTTCAATGGTCTTATTTTGCCCTCGACAGCATCATAAAAAGTTGGATTGTCAAAATCAGTAAACATACCATCTTGTGTGTCTGTGTCTTTGTAACCTAATTTGTATTCTCTTAATTTTGTATGAAAAGGTTTGACCTCATTGATGTAACTTTCAATCCAACTGTCTGTGCCGGTTGTGTAGGTCTTTCTTTGATCAAGTTGTCTTACCGAGTTGGTTGCATTTATAAACGAAGTTTTGAACATCCAATCCACGTATGTCTGTTCGGACAACACGTTTCTTAGTCCAGTGAAAAATAGTGTGTTGTATTCAACAGATAGATCGTTAATGAACAAGTCATCACGAAGTGCGGTTAAAACTTTTCTAGTCTCTATTGTTGGTTCTTGGTCAAAAAAGTTATCATCAAAAACGTCATCACCAGCAAAACCTGTTGCGTCTTGTGTGTAGTCGTACAATTTTGTGCTTAATCTGATAGTTCCGTTTTCAGTACCAACATTTTTAAATCCTGAGGATGTCTTCATAAACAGTTTCCATCCACCTGTATCTGCATTGGTTACCTTCACATGTTTTCCAACCGCAAGATCGAGTGCATCAAGTTCATACTCGTACGTAACTTGTTTGTCGATAGGAGTATTTTCGCTGTGGATCATGTCGTGGACAGCAGGATCTGTTCCGTACCAGTCTACGTAATTCCAATAATTAGAAGTGTTGTAAGTTTGCAGTTTTGTTCTAGTGAATTCTGTTCCGTCCCATGTGTAGATAGCCCAGAAACCATTTGCTGTTTCGTCTGCTTTCACAAGATATTTTACAGTGCCTGAAAGATCTTTGGTGTTAATGTAAGTGAGATCAGCATACGTGTCAACGGTAGTATCCCATTCAAGGCTTTGCTCACTTGGTTCGGGTTCTTTTGAATCTAGATTGGTTAAATTTATTGTACCTGTCAATTGATTTTTCAATAAAACACTATTAGCATAATCTATTATTTCTTTTAATGCGTTAAATCTATTAATATACCAGCTCTGTCTTGGCCTGATGTTATTTCCGTATCTCTCATTGGCTGGCAGTGAAATATCAGGAACTTTGTCTCCCGACTCGTTAGCGCCAATCAATGAATCCCACCAACGTTGTTCTATCGATGTGCTTGGTCTATAACTCTTGTCTCCTTCTCTAGCCAGTTTCCATACTGAATGGGCATCACCTTCGAAATTGTTAGTTCTAATATCTACGTTTAAGACTACATCATCGCCAGAAAGTCTGCCAACGTTGTTAATCAATAATTTGTTTGTGTCAGTGACAGAATAATATTTGATTCCAGATCTTTTTGGATTTGCAATAATATTTGCCACGTATGCTGTTGAGTTCTTTCGTGGTACCACGCTGTCCATAGGCACAGTTGCTTTGTTTCTTACCCAATAGTAATAGTAATTCACGAACGAGTCTAATTGTGAACTGTATCTTTGTATCGCTGTATATTTGGAATCATCTGAAGCAAGAGGCGTTCCTGATATTCCCTCGGAAGCGCCTTGTTGAGTTCCTGCTCTTTGAGACCATTCACTTGGCAACAACGTTGATTCTGTCCACTCATAGATATCAACACTTGATCCCGGGAACAATTTACCCCAGTTGTTTGTCCTAAACTCCTGTGATCCCTGTTCGTACCAAGTCCATTTTACCTTTGAAAGATCCCACCATACTTCGC